CCAATGGTCAGACCAAGTCAGGTCTATACTCTTTGTTCATTCCTATGGAGTGGAATATGGAGGGATTCATTGACAGATATGGTATGCCTGTTTTGAGAAAGCCAAGTACACCAATCAGAGGTGTTGATGATGCTTTGATTGTTAATGGTGCCATTGACTATTGGGAGGCAGAGGTTGAGTCGTTGAAGAATGACCCTGATGCGCTAAATGAATTTTATCGTCAGTTCCCACGTACAGAGTCACACGCATTCCGTGATGAGAGTAAAGCTGCGCTATTTAATCTTACAAGGATTTATCAGCAGATTGACTACAACGATACATTGATCAAAGAGCATCACTTAACTAGAGGTACATTTAGTTGGAAGGATGGTATTAGAGATACGCAAGTTATATTTACTCCTGACACAAGGGGTAGATTCTTAGTAGCTTGGACTCCAAACAAGGGGCTCCAAAACAATGTTTATCAGAAGAATGGTATTAGGTATCCGGGTAATGAGCACATAGGTGCATTTGGATGTGACTCCTATGACATATCAGGTGTTGTTGTAGGACGTGGATCTAATGGAGCATTACACGGTCTTACCAAATTCCATATGGACGATGCTCCAATCAATCAGTTCTTTTTAGAGTATGTCGCTCGTCCTCAGACGGCAGAGGTATTCTTTGAAGAGGTATTGATGGCGTGTGTGTTCTATGGTATGCCAATCTTAATTGAGAACAACAAACCAAGGCTATTGTATCACTTTAAGAACAGGGGCTACCGTGGTTTCTGTATCAACAGGCCTGACAAGACGTACAGCAAGTTGTCAAAAACTGAACGTGAATTAGGTGGTATACCTAACTCATCTGAGGATGTGAAGCAAGCGCACGCTGCTGCAATTGAGTCTTATATTGAGAAGTATGTTGGTCTTGTAAATGAGGATGAGATGGGCTTTATGCCGTTCACTAGAACCCTTGAGGATTGGGCTAAATTTGACATCAGCGACAGGACAATGTTCGATGCCACAATCAGCTCAGGATTAGCTATTATGGCTTGTCAGAAGCACTTATATCAACCCGAGAGAAAAGAGTCAAAAATAAGCATTAAATTTGCTACATATAATAATAAAGGGAATATTAGCTCCTTGAATACATGAAAGAAGTAATTGTAAATATATCAACTACATCATTTCCGAGTCAATTCGCAACTGATGCAGAGAAAGAAACACTTGAATTTGGTCTCCAAGTTGGACAGGCCATTCAGTACGAGTGGTTTCGTAAGGATGGCAACCAATGTAGATATTACAGTCAGTGGAGGGACTTCCACCGCTTACGTCTGTATGCAAGAGGAGAGCAACCAATTCAAAAGTACAAAGAAGAGTTAGCCATTGATGGCGACCTTTCGTATATGAACTTGGATTGGACACCTGTTCCTATTATCCCTAAGTTTGTTGATATCGTTGTTAATGGTATGTCTGATCGTTTATTTAAGGTCAAGGCATATTCTCAAGACGCAATGTCTCAAGCAAAGCGTAGTAAATACCAAGATATGATTGAGGGGCAGATGGTTGCTAAAGACCTTTTGCTTAACATCAAAGAACAAACAGGGGTAGACCCATTCGTTATGCAACCTGATGAGTTGCCTAGCAATGATGAGGAACTATCTCTATATATGAACCTCAACTACAAACCTGCGATTGAGATTGCAGAGGAAGAGGCTATCAATACAATTCTTGAAGAGAACCACTATGACTATGTTCGTAAGCAGTGCGAGTATGACCTAATGACATTAGGTATCGCTGTTGAGAAGCACGAGTTCCTTCCTGGAGCCGGTGTTCAGATTTCATATGTTGACCCTGCGAATATTGTTTACAGTTATACTGAGGATCCATACTTCAGAGATTGTTTCTATTGGGGTGAGATTAAGACACTTCCAATTACAGAGCTTTTAAAGATTGACCAATCTCTCACTCGTGAAGACCTTGAGAAGATTTCAAAATATAGCCAAAGTTGGTATGACTACTACAATGTAGCTCAGTTCTATGAGAATAATATTTTTTACCGTGATACGTGTACTCTTCTTTACTTTAACTATAAGACTACTAAAAAGATTGTATACAAGAAGAAAATTCTTGACAATGGAGGTAGTCGAATGATTGAAAAGGATGAGAACTTCAATCCACCTGTTGAAATGATGGAGGAAGGTCGATTCGAAAAAATAGAGAAGACTATTGACGTTTGGTATGAAGGTGTGATGGTAATGGGTACCAACATCTTACTTAAGTGGCAGATGTCTGAGAATATGGTGAGACCAAAGTCAGCCACTCAGCACGCACTTCCAAACTATGTGGCTTGTGCACCTCGTATGTACAAAGGTGTTATTGAGTCACTAGTTCGTAGAATGATTCCATTTGCTGACTTGATTCAGTTGACGCACTTGAAGTTGCAACAGGTTATTTCACGTGTTGTACCTGATGGTGTATTCATTGACGCTGATGGTCTTAATGAGGTTGATCTTGGAACGGGACAGGCATACAACCCTGAGGATGCTCTTCGACTATACTTCCAAACAGGTAGTGTTATTGGTCGTAGCTACACGCAGGACGGTGAGTTCAATAATGCTCGTGTTCCGATTCAAGAGCTCAACAGTAATTCAGGCGCTAGCAAGACGCAAATGTTGATTACTAACTACAACCATTACCTTGATATGATTCGTGCGGTGACAGGTCTTAATGAGGCCCGTGATGGCTCTGATCCTGATCCACGTGCATTGATTGGTGTTCAAAAACTCGCAGCCCTTAATTCAAATACAGCTACTCGTCATATTCTTGATGCTAGTTTGTATATGTTTAAGACCATGGCTGAAGCACTTACGTATAGGATTGCAGATATCTTAGAGTATGCTGACTTTAGAGATGATTTTGCCAATAAGATTGGTAAGTACAATGTATCCATTTTGGAAGAAATTAAAGACCTATACGTATATGATTTCGGAATTTTTATCGACATCTCTCCTGATGAAGAAGAGAAAGCACAACTCGAAGCTAACATTCAAATTGCTTTATCTAAAGGTGATATTAACCTTGAGGATGCGATTGATATACGCGAAATTAAAAATATCAAGTTGGCTAACCAACTCTTAAAAGTTAAGAGAGTTAAGAAGCAAGAGCTTGAGCAAAAGAATGCTATGCAGATGCAGGCTATTCAGGCTCAGCAGAATATGCAATCTCAACAGATGGCTGCTCAAACAGCTATGCAGAAAATTCAAGCTGAAGCTCAATCTAAAATGCAGATTAAACAAGCTGAGGCTGCGTTTGATATTGAGAAGATGAAGAATGAAGCAATGTTCAAGCAACAGCTTATGGAGGTTGAGTTCAATATGCAAATGCAACTTAGAGGGATGGAAGTTGAGTCTTTGAAACAAAGAGAAGACAAAAAGGAAGAAGCGAAAGATAAAAGGGTTTCAATTCAAAATACTCAACAATCAAAACTTATAAACCAAAGGAAGAATAACTTACCTCCAATTGATTTCGAATCAAATGAGGATAGTCTCGATGGCTTTGACTTCGGAGAGTTTGAGCCTCGATAAACAATAAAAAATAATATATAACTTTGTAAAAATTTAATCAAATGGAATTTAAGGTAAAAGAAGTAGAAGGCATCGTTGAAAAGAGTGCCGCTCAAATTGAAGAGGAGTTATTAATTAAACACGAGGAGCAGTTCAATCAAGAACCTCCTGTGGATACACCACCGATTGATGAGCCACCGGTAGACGAGCCTTTAGAACTTAAAGAAGAAGACGTTCTTTCATATTTAGGGAAACGATACAATAAGGAGATTAGCTCATTTGATGAGTTAATGGCAGAACGCAAAGAGGCAGAAGAATTGCCTGAAGATGTAGATGCATTCCTTAAGTACAAGCGTGAAACAGGAAGAGGTATCCAAGACTACTTGAAATTACAAGAAGACTTTGATACAATGAATCCTGATACGCTTTTAAAGCAATACTTCAAAGATACTGAAGTTGGTCTCGATGATGAAGACATCGATGCGCTAATGGAAGAGTTTAAGTATGATGAGGATTTTGATGAAGACTCTCATATTAAGAAAGCGAAGATTGCAAAGAAAAAGGCTATTGCTAAGGCCAAAGAACACTTCAATTCTCAGAAAGAGAAGTACAAGCAACCTCTTGAGTCAAGCGGGTTAGCTATTCCAAATGCTGAGAAAGAAGAGTTTGAGGCGTATAAACAATACATACAACAAGCTAAAACTCTAGAGGAGGATCAAAATCATAAAAGAGATTGGTTCTTAAAGAAAACTGAGGATGTGTTTAGTCAAGAATTCAAAGGTTTTGAATTTAACATTGACGACAAGAAGGTAGTTTTCTCTCCGGGTGATGCTACAGAGCTTAAGAAGCTTCAATCAAACCCTGCTAATTTTATTAACAGGTATTTAGATGAGAGCGGATTAATTTCAGATGCAGCAGGATACCATAGAGCATTAGCAATCGCAATGAACCCTGAGAAGTTCGCCAAGTTCTTTTACGAACAAGGTCAAGCTGATGCGACAGACGATGTAACTAAAAAAATTAAAAACATCAATATGTCTGAGCGTAAGGCTCCTGAGGCAACTGTTAAAGGGGGAATGCAAGTCCGACAAGTAAATCCTGACGCAGGTCGTGGATTGAAAATCAAAAGTGCAAAAAGAATATAAACAATTAAAAAAAGAAAAAAATGTCTTTATTATCTGTACCAGGCTATCAGTTACAGCCAAGTGCTGAACAGGTGCCATTGTCAACTAACTACATGACAAACTTTGACTTCATGAATCAGTATTTACCTGATACATATGAGAAGGAATTTGAGCGTTACGGAAACCGTACCGTTGCATCTTTCTTACGTATGGTAGGTGCTGAGATGCCGTCTATCTCTGACCAAATCAAATGGGCAGAACAAGGTCGTCTTCACACGAAGTATACTAAAGTTGTCTCTACTGCTACATTATCTAATGCTGACAGTGCTACATTCCAAGTGAATGACACTAACGTAACAGGTATTGCTATCCGTGCAGGTCAAACTGTAATGATTACTCCTAATGTTGCGGGTCCTACTCAAAACAAAGGTATCGTTACTGCAGTTAACACTGCTACTGACCAATTCACAGTTGCTTTCTACGAAGCTAACGGTATGACCAATGCTTCTACAGCTAACGAATTTACTGTATTTATCTACGGTTCTGAATTCAAGAAAGGTACTACAGGTATGATCGGTTCATTGGAAGCAGAAGATGAGATCTTCTCTAACAGCCCAATCATCATCAAAGATAAGTACGCTGTTTCAGGATCTGATATGGCTCAGATTGGTTGGATTGAAGTAACTACTGAGAACGGTGCTACAGGTTTCTTGTGGTATTTGAAATCAGAGCACGAAACTCGTCTCCGTTTCGAAGATTATCTTGAGACTTCAATGTTGGAAGCTGTTCCTGCTGAATCAGGTTCAGGTGCTGCTAACTCAGGTATCAACCCAACTTACGGTAACAAAGGTTCTGAGGGTGTATTCTACGTAGTAAACTCTCGTGGTAACGTATGGGGTGGTGGTAACCCAACTACTTTGGGTGACTTCGACACAATCATCTCTCGTTTGGATAAGCAAGGTTCTATTGAAGAGAACGTACTCTTCGTTAACCGTGACTTCTCTTTCGACATCGATGATATGTTGGCTGCTCAAAACAGTTATGGTGCTGCAGGTACTTCTTACGGTTTGTTTGATAATGACCGCGATATGGCTCTTAACCTTGGTTTCTCAGGTTTCCGCCGTGGTTATGACTTCTACAAAACTGACTGGAAATACTTGAACGATCCAACAATGCGTGGTGGTTTAACTGCATCTACTTTAGGCGCAACTACTGCTAACGTAATCACAGGTCTTCTTGTTCCTGCAGGTTCAACTACAGTTTATGACCAAATCCTTGGTAAAAACGCTAAGCGTCCGTTCTTACACGTTCGTTACCGTGCGTCTGAGACTGAAGATCGCCGTTACAAAACTTGGATTACAGGTTCTGCCGGTGGTGCTGCTACAAGCGACCTCGATGCTATGGAAGTCAACTTCCTTTCTGAGCGTGCAGTTTGTACACTTGGTGCTAACAACTTCGTACTTTTCCGTTACGGAGCATAAGCATAACAAATCAGAGAGGGGCTTCGGTCCCTCTCTATTTTTTATTGTAAAATTTTAATTATATCATATCCATGAAAAAGAAAGTAGAGTCAGCTCCTGCTGACAGAATTTACCGATTGAAAAATGAGAAAGCCCCATTATCATTTATGTTGGCTTCTCGAAATACAAAAAGATTCCCATTACTTTGGTACGATGAAGAGTCCAATGTAAATCGCCCATTGCGATACGCAATAAACCAAAAATCTCCATTTGAAGATGAGCAAGATGGCAACGCAATCGTTGAGCCAATCATCTTTGAGAATGGTTTCTTATCAGCTCCTAAAACCAATCCTGCATTACAGCAATTCTTATACTACCATCCAATGAATGGTGTTGTATTTGAAGAAGTTGATTCTGAGCGTGATGCACAAGAAGAAGTTGAAGCACTTGCTGCGGAAGTTGATGCACTCATCAAAGCTCGTGAGCTTTCAATTGAAGAACTTGAAACAGTCTATCGTGTATTATTTAACAAAGATGTATCTCGTGTAACTACAGCTGAGATGAAGAGAGATATCCTCATCTACGCTAGAAACTATCCGAATAACTTCTTGAATGCATTAGACGATCCAATGTTAAGACTACAGTCACAGGTACATATCTTCTTTGATATGGGCTTGCTTGGCTTTAGAAATAACAATAAAGAGGTTTGGTATAGCACACCTACAAACAAGAAAAAGATGTTGAATATCCCTTACGGTGAAGATCCATTTGTTCTTGTTGCAATGTATTTAAAAACAGATGAAGGTCTCGAAGCATTAAAAATGTTAGAACATCATTTGGAGAATGCATAAATAATATTATATTTGTAATGTTGTTTTAGGGTTATACTCGTTTGTTTGGTAAAGGTCGCTTTTAGCGGCCTTTATTTTTTTGTATCTTTGTGAAAAGATATTCTTATGATAAATTCTGTAAGGAACACTGTATTGTCTATTCTAAACAAGAATAACTACGGATATATTTCTCCATCGGATTTTAATCTACTTGCAAAGCAAGCACAGATGGAAATTTATGAGGAGTATTACAGCGCCTATAATAAAACCAACAATATGGAGAATGCTAGGATGTCAGGTACTGAGTATGCTGATATCAAGAATCCTATTGCTGAAACATTAGAGTCATTTTTACGTAATGACACATTAGTTCAAGTTGCACCTGCAACAAACCAATACTATTACCCATCACTTACTACTACAGGCTATAATCCTTATATGGTAAGTAGATTGACTTGTTTTGATCCTACAGGAGCTACAAGATTGGGTGATGCTGAAAAGATTGCTAACGCTCGTATTTATATGTTGTTAGACTCAATGCTTACTGCACCAACAACAAAGTACCCTGCGTATATTATTGACGGAGATATAATTACTGTGTACCCTGATACCATCAGTGGTGTATCATCTTTGAAGTGCTCGTACTTTAGAACTCCTCTAGATCCGAAATGGACATACATTACGTTGTCAAATGGAGAGCCTGTATTTGACCAATCTCAGCCTGACTACCAAGACTTTGAGCTTCCTGCTGAGGATGAGTACAAATTAATTACAAAGATGCTTGAGTACTGTGGTATTGAAATCAGAGAGATTGCTGTATCTCAATTCGGAACTGCTCAACAACAACACGAACAACCTACATTTAGCCAACAAGAATAATAAGATATGGCATATATTTCACAATATCAGTACTACGAGAATGGTGGTAATGCTCCTGAGGACGCCAATTGGGGGTCTTATCAGTATGTAAGCTTGTACGACATCGTCAATAACTTCTTGTTGATGTATACAGGTAATCACTCATTGGTTAACAATGAGGAGCGCTATAAGATTTTGTTTCACGCTAAGCGTGCTGTTCAAGAATTGAACTACGATGCGTTTAAAGAGATTAAAGTTCTTCAGTTGACCATCTGTGACCAACTTCGCTTTGTTTTGCCGTCAGACTACGTAAATTGGGTTCGTATCTCATTGTATAAGGACGGGTATATTAGACCAATGACTGAGAACATTCAGATTCAGTCAGCAAAGGCATATCTACAGGACAATAACTGCAAGATTCTATTTGATCAAGATGGTAATGCACTTGAGCCACAGTTTTCTGAGCTTGATTGGGATCGTATTACAGGTACACAAAAGAGCATTTATCTAAATCCTGGCAATCCATTTGATGGAGAGTATGGTTGGAACTATGATGGGATGTGGTTCTTTGAGAGAAGTATTGGCGACAGATATGGTTTAAATACTGAAACTGCTAACGCAAATCCAACATTTACTATTGATAAAAAGGCAGGAGTTATTAACTTTAGCTCGCATATGTCAGGAGAGTCGGTTATCCTTGAGTACGTATCTGATGGTATGGAGAATGGTGACGACACTTTGGTTACTGTAAATAAGTTGTTTGAGAAGTATGTATATGCTTACATTATGTATGAGATACTTAACTCAAAGCTTGGTGTTCAAGAGTACATTGTAACAAGAGCACGCAAAGAAAAGTCATCTTTATTACGTAACGCAAAAATTAGAATGAGTAACATTCACCCGGGCAGATTGCTAATGAACCTACGTGGTCAGAATAAATGGGTAAAGTAATATGGCAGAGCTTACTAGAAATTTTAACAAGGGGGTGATGAACAAAGTCGTTGATGAACGACTTATCCCTGATGGCCAATATATTGATGCACTAAACGTGCGTATGGGGTCTACTGAGCAAAAGAGTATCGGTGCAATCGAGAACACAAAAGGTAACTTAAAACTTACCAACTTGGTTTACATTGACGGAACTCCGCTAAACTCTGCACGTACAATTGGTGCTTTTGAGGATGGCGCAAAAGAGACCATCTATTGGTTTGTTCACGACTCAAATTTCCCTGTTGGAGCTACCGGTAAGCTTGATATGATTGTATCGTTCAATGTCCTTACAAACATACTAACGTATCACGTTGTTAGTATTGATGATGGTGGTGGTGTAAATACCACGTTGAACTTCAATCCTGAGTATGTAATCACAGGTGTCAATAAGATTGATGATTTGTTATTTTGGACAGATGACTACAATCCACCAAGATTTATCAATGTAACTGAGAACTATCCGAATCCTATTGCAAACATTGACTACAATATATTGCAAGAAAAGTTACAGGTAGTTAAGAAGCCACCCGTTGCATCTCCTGATCTTCAGTTGACAAATGTACCGGGACAAGAGAACTTCTTGAGTGAGAGGTTTATTTGTTTTGCATATCGATATCGCTATGCTGACAATCAATACTCAGCTATATCTCAATTTACTGAGCCGGCATTTATACCAAATGCATTTGACTTCAGTAATGACAGTTACTTGAATGCAGGTATGGTCAATGACTTCAATACTGCTATTATAACATACAATTCAGGTGGACCATTGGTAGTTGGTATTGATTTGCTTTTCAAAGAAATGGAGAGCAATGTAATCAGGGTAATTGAGAAGCTTAATAAATCAAACCTTGGTTTATCAGATAACACAAACTACACATTTAACTTCACAAACAGTAAGATATATACAGTTCTTCCTGAGTCTGAAATACTTAGATTGTATGACAACGTACCATTATTAGCCAAAGCTCAGACCATTATGGGTAACCGTCTAATGTACGGTAACTATTTAGAAGGTTATGACTTAGTTGATAGATATGGTACTGACTTACAGTTAATCTACACTACTGCTTTAAGAACTGAGGAAATTGGTATTGATCCAATCATCAATACAATTGTTGATGGCGATTATACTATAAATGGATCAGTTACTGTAATAGGCGGTGCATTAGACCTTGATTTAACAGGTATAGCACTTACAGCAGGATCTGTAATTAATATTGATTTTTCATTAGGTCATTCTACATTTAGTGGAAGTACGCCTTATCCAACTCAGACAAATAATAATGTTGATGTATCATTCACTTATTATTTACCTGTTACATTTTCTTCTGTTTCAGATATGGTTGCCAGCTCTTCTTTTCAAGAGGCTATTGGCACATTGGCGAATGTTCAGACAATGGCAAATGCTTGTAACGGAACTACATTGTCAGATGCGTTTAACTGCGCAATGCTTACAACATTAAACATATATTCCAAGTATACTAGTGGTATCAATACCGCTAACTTATTGGTTTCTGCATCAAATGTATTTGGAAGTGATATCATTACATTCCAATTTCCTGCAGTTGCCTATGTAGACAACTTGGTTACACCTACATATACTGCATATGAGTATATGCAAATAAATTCAGCTGAGTGTTCATTTAGTAAGATATCACAAACTCAAAGTTTACACAGTAACCGTGACTACGAGATTGGTATTGTGTATATGGATGAGTTTAATCGTTCGACTACAACTTTAGTAAGCCAATTTAATACTGAGCACGTACCTTGCAGTAATTCTGACACAAAGAATAGCATATTAGTTACGATTGATCCAAATCAAATTGCTCCTTATTGGGCTACTAGATATAAGTTTGTGATTAAAGCTGACAGAGATACTTATGAGACCATCTATACAAATATATTTTTCATAGATCCTGATACAGGAATGGGTTACTTCCTTTTAGAGGGAGAGAACACAAGAAAGGTAGAGATTGGAAGCAGGTTAATTGTCAAAAGAGATAGCTCAGGACCTCTTGATACTTGTGCTTATGCAACTGTTCTAGACAAGCAATCACAGCCCGCTGACTTTATAACAATACCAAGCCCATCTACTCCATCTACAAATATTTCAATTCCTGCAGGTGTTTACATTAAGATTAAGCCAAATAGCTTTAGTGCTATTTTTAATGAGAACTCATATATATCTGAAGGCTTAAAGTCTGCAAATACTATAGTACCAACAGGAAATTGCGTTTTAGGTTATCCTACATTGTTCTATGGAATGAATATTGAGGACCCTGCTTCTCCGGGTAACTATATTGATTACGATGTACCTCAAGGTACAATAATCAAGTTATATTTCAACTTCTTTAGAGGCGAACAAGGTGATGGAAATGCAAACTGTGAGGCTCGTTTATACCAATTAGAAACTACATTAATATCTCAAGGCAATTATGCTAATATGTATGATTGGTTTATTAATGATAATGTAGCTAGTGTTTTAAACGATGGTACATCTTGGGTGGGTCCTGACAACAATCCACTTAGTAACTGTCCTGTTCAGAATACATTTATTCCAACAATAACAAATACAAGTTGTGATATACCACATACTACTTGTATAAACTACTATAGATTTTATCGTGATTTAGCAACTAACAAGTTGTCTTTGATGGTCACAGGTACGAATGAGTGTGGTAACAAAGTATCTTGGGTTGAAGCCAATATTCAAGTTTATAGAGCTGACTCATTATTTGTTTTTGAGACTGAGCCATCAGATACTTTACCTGATGTGTTCTTTGAGAACAACGAGTCATTTGAGATTAATGCTTTAGGTGAACACCAAGGCAACATCCAAGACCAAAACTTTTCATTAGGCTTACCTGCTATTGTTGACACAGGTTTCTTCAACTGCTATGCATTTGGTAATGGTGTTGAGAGCTATAAGACTAGAGATTCAATAATTGGTAATTTCATTACACTTGGTAACAGGGTAACCACAATTGCTGCTGAAGATTATAGAGCAATCAGAAGATACTCTGATATCACTTATAGTGGTATTTACAACAACGAGAGTAACGTAAACAAGCTGAATGAATTCAACCTTGGCTTGCTAAACTTTAAGCAGTTAGAGCGCTCATTTGGACCTATCTATATTATGGATGCTCGTCAGACTGACGTGCTTGTACTGCAAGAAGATAAAATCTCATACGTTCTTGCTGAAAAGAATTTGCTATCAGATGCAGCAGGTGGTGGTGCTTTAACTTCAGTACCTGAGGTATTAGGCACTCAAGTTGCACGTGTTGAAAAGTATGGTATCTCATTCAACCCTGAGAGCTACATCCAATGGGGTGAAGACAGATATTTCACTGACGTTAAGCGTGGCGCTGTCATTAACTTAAAAGATGGTGAGACAGGTCTTAGCAAGTTACAAGTTATATCTGATGCTGGTATGAGCACTTGGTTCCGTGACTTATTTAATAATGAGTTTGACACGCAGAAACTTGGTGCATATGACCCATACTCAAAAGAATATGTACTCAGTTCAAACAATCAGAAGATACCAACTGTTGACAAGTGTTTAGCTTGTGGTATCACACAAGAGTTTACTATTAGTGATTTTGAGAAGATTACTGAATATTGCGTAAATGTAGGTGCTACAGTAGGAGATGTTGACATTGATTATAATGTAACAAGTATTGATCCTGGAACTGAATTTGAAATTACTGCTACTTATGACGGCAATATTTTCACAACAGGACCTACATCATTTGATGGAACATTGGTAGTTGATAAGGACAGTAATATAGCAGATACTGTTGTTGTTCAAATTACATCTAACGGACCTATCGTAATCGAGGTTACGGTAAATTGTCCTAACGCAAATGAGCTTACAGTTGTTGAAGTTGTATTGACATCAAACTACGAGGCAGGTCAGAGCATTTACTCTCAGTGGAGATATACTGACGGAGCATATGTTGGTTCGCTTCAGAGCTCACTTGTTATATTTACTACAGGTACAAATCCTGTGGTTTCAAGATTCAATTCAGTATCAGGCTTCCAAGGTATGCCAAATATGCCAACCAATGGTAGTACTGTAAGAATGATTAGTAATAAGTTCTTCCCTACAAACTTTGACTTTGATCCAACAAAGAATAATTTTAGATATCTAAGAACAAATACTGCATATGCAAATAACACTGTTGACATCAATGCATTAGTTGCTGCATCAGCAGTTGGCACAACTGCAGGTGGTGGTACATACTACTATTCTGATGTTCCTGCAGGTTCTTCGGGAGATTATTTATATCTTGTATGGGATCTTCGTGATATCAATGAAATAGACCTATGTTGGTCAGCAGACCCGCTTGATATTGACTACGTGTGTTGCGATTGTGACCCGTGCTCAGACCCGTGCCGTGAGTGGTCACTTCAGAATGTTGGTGAAGGTACTGCTACAGTTGGATATACTGATTGCAACGGTCTATCTCAGACCGCAACAATAACTGAAGGTCAGACTCAAATAATATGTGGTTTAGCATCAGATTCGCCATACGTTATATCAGGAGGAGTATATATAACAGTTTCGCAGGATTGCGGATGCAGAAGTTAAAATAAAATAATATGCCATACTATTTAGATGCCCCTACATTAGCTCAAGCTACAGCAGTATACACAGATGCAGCGCTAAGCATATGCGCTGCTGATGGCGTATATTCTGATGGGTCAATTACACGTGTTCAAACAGGATGCGTATTAGGAAAAGCAAAGTTTTGCCCTTCTTGTGGATCAGGATGTGATTCAGATTTCCAAGAGTTAAAAGTTGATACAGGTGTCTTTAGAACTACTGTTGACTTAGGTAATGATCCTGGAGATATAGGAGCTGTAATCATTAAATTTGATGCTACTACTTATCCAAATGGATTCAAGGCAGTTTATGATGGAGTCACTTACAATAGCTTTAGCTCCCCGATATATGGCTATATGACTGCTCCTGCAGGACTTCCTGTATATATTGGAGACGAAGATAATGACTGTGGTATTACTACGTCATCATTTGTCCTAAATAATAATGATTGGGATGGCACGGGTTACACGTATAACGGAACAACGTCAGTTGTAAGCGTTTTGCCTACTCAGACTAATCTAACAGTTAACCCTCCGGGAGAATGTGTGATGGTTATACCAAAGGTGAACTTAAATCCATCATCATTAGATATTACAGTTGAGGCGCCATGCGGCGCTGCATTTGGTCTTAATGTAAGTTGTCCAACGACATTATTTCCAACGTACACTAGTCAAGTAGCGCCTACGGATGAGCTTGTGTGTGAGTACGAGGATAACCTTATCTACTACAACTACCCTGTAAACGGAAATGGCGTTACACTTGGTTTATTTGATTGGGTATTTATTGACCCTTATGGCGAGTCAGTTGTGGGCGATGGATATTACCACGCTCCAACAATGTTACCGGGGGCATATGATTGGTTTTTAGTTCAGAATGGAGTTATCATTCAGATGGGTCAGTGTGCATACAATGCGTATGTTCTTACACGTTGTGCAGATGGATTTACTCTTGTTGCTGAGACAGGTGTAGGACCTGTAAGCGTTGGTCAGTTTGTAACAATATCAGATGCTCTTTATGCAGGTTGCGTTTGGGAGATCACTAGTCAGACATTTGTTACACCAACTGTTACTATTAACTCAATTACAGGATATACCAATTGTGATGAGGTATGCGTTTTATATGCTGTTGACAATATGACAGCATCTACTCAATCAGGCACATACATTGACTGTGATGGCATTTCTCAACCATTCTCAGTAGATGCCTATACAATTGACTATATTTGCGCTAGAGTTGGAAGCATCTCTGTATCAGGCTCCCCTGCAGGAGTAATTGTATCACTTGACTCATGCGATTGCGGTTTTTAATATGGAATATACACTAACATACAGCGATGGTTCAGGCGGTTGGCCATCGTTCTACTCTTTCATCCCTGATTGGATGATTGGTATGAATAATTACTTCTACACATTTAAGGGAGGTAATCTTTATCGCCACAATGTAAATGCCACAAGAAATAATTTCTATGGACAGCAATATACCTCAACAATTAAGAGTGTATTCAATGAGGCTCCATTAGAGAACAAGTTATTTAAAACGCTTGCGTTGCAGGGTGATGACAAATGGGAAGCCATTCCTATTGAGACTGACATTCAGAACAGTGGTTACATTGAGAAGGATTGGTTTGAGAAAAAAGAGCAGGTATTCTTTGCATTCATTCGTAACTCGGGGACAACACCTGCAGGTACTGATGAGTATGCATTGCGTTCTTTGAATGGTGTAGGAAGAAGTATTGTTGTTACACCACCTGTTGCAGGAATCATCCAAGTGCAGTTCTCAATAAACCCATTAATTGTTATTGGAAGTATTGCGAGTATAGGTGACTACCTTTACTATGCGCTTCCACCATCATTCTCATCACCTGTACTGTGTGGTCAAATTACTGATATTGTTCAAAACTACCCTGCCGGTGACAACTACTTTATTGTAGACACCACTATACCGGGTGGTATTGTTCCGCCTATTCAAAATGCGTATTTCTTGTATATCAAGAACTCAGTAGCTGAGTCACATGGTGTACTTGGTCACTATTGCGTCTTTGAATTGGAGAATGACAATACAGCAAAAGTTGAGCTTTTTGCCGTACAATCAGAGGTTATGAAGAGTTTCCCTTAAAAAACTTATCTTTGTATTAATAAATAAATATATTATGGCGGTAGGATTTGCAGCAATAGCAGCTATAGGTGGTTTAGCATCAACTGCTTTAACAACAGGATTTTCAATCAACGACTTGATTAAGTCGAAGAGACTTCAGAAAGAAGCTGACGCTGAGGCGCAAAAAGCAATGGCTGAAGCTAAGAAACTTCTTGATGTTAATGTTTATGAAGCATTGAATATACAAATGAAACCATACGACCTTGAGCGTGAGGCCGCTTTAACTACAGGAGCTCAACTTATTGAAGCAGGAAGAGAAAGCGAGAGAGGTGCTGCAGCAATGGCAGGACGCATTCAAGCCAATCAGCAAGCATTGAACCGTGACATTCAAACACGAATGGGTCAAGAGATGGCTGACTTACAAAAACTTACTGCAGCTGAAGACTCAAGACTAAAAGATGTTAAGACACAGCTTTACTTGGATGAGGTTGAGGGTGCACAGCAGGCATCAGCAATGTATGACGAGAGAGCTGCACAAGCTGCTCAGAACGCAATCGCAGGTACAGCTAGTATGATTGGCCAAGCAGCTAAATTACCTGCATTATACGGTAAAAATGCTGTTGCAGAACAAGCGGCATTAGGTTTAACTGAATTAACTCCTGATCAAATTGCAAAGATTGGTAATATCAATTATTCAGGATTAGGTACTGCAGGAGAAGGTTTTACAAACTTAGACCTTGAGGCAATCAGTAAAATGTCTAGAGCTGAATACAATGATTTTTATAAATCATTAACTCCTGAGCAAAAAACAATATTATATAATAATCCAAGCTACTTAAAATCTTACGATGATTTACTGAAAACTCAATCACAATCTGATTTGAGACAATTAAGAAGAAGCAAAAACGAATCAATGTATGAGCCTACACAACCTGTTGTAGGTCAATTTTCATCAATTGATCCATTCCTTTATGATCAAGGATACGGTAGTGATTATTGGATTCAAAATAAATAATTAATGGCCAAAACATTTTACAAATACGCAGAGAGAAGCGCTGAGTCACAAATAAATTGGGCTGAGGTAGGTAAGAACGTGACTGAAATGTTGGCTACTGAGTCAGCATTGCGTGAAGAGAAAAAGGCTGCAATTGATGAGGCATCTCGCCAATTTGGTAATGTATTGTCAAACGCTCCAACAGGTGACTTCCAAAGTGCCAATGAGTGGACGCTAAACTTTGCAAATGACGCTGCACAACAGAGGTTGATTCAAGACCGTCTGTTGAAAAGCGGTAGAATGGATTTACGTGATTATACCATTCAACGACAAAACTTAAACGACAGTACTGAGCAATTATTTGCTATCTCAAAAGAATACCAAGATAAATACAAAGAGGCTGTTGATCGCTACGGTAGTGACAAGTCTCAGGAGTTTGAGATTTGGCTTACAAAGCAAGCAGAGGGGCTTAGCAACTTTACAAATACCAAAGCATACATCAACCCTACAAATGGTCAAGTAAGCATTGCTCAAATGAAAAAAGTTAAGGGAGCTGACGGTAAAGAAGTATTTGTTATGGATGACAATCCTGACAACTACGTATCAGTCAATCAGCTTAAAAACAGAATGAATGTTAAGCTTGACAAGTATAAGTATCAAGAGGCTGTAGATAAGCAAGTTGATTCTTTAGGCGAGGTAACATTAACTAAAGTATCTAAATTGAAAGGTGCTTATAGAATGCTCAGAATTGATGAGTTTACTGATCCAACTAAAAGAGAGCGCTTGACTGACGAAGAAAAGCAAGTCATTACCACATATATGGATTGGGAAAACAATATGATTGAATCTGAGTTAGCTAACCCATTCAATCAACTTGGTTTATTAACTGATGCAATTAATAAGGTTCCGGGAACAAATGACTTCTATGATTTTACATTTGATCCTGAGTTGGCTAAGACCAATAAAAAGTATATCTATATAGAGGATGATGGCTCAGGTATGCCACGTCCTAAATTTACTGAGGAGCAAAATAAAGTTGCTGCTGATTTCTTGCGTACTCAAACACGTAATAGCTTAGATCAAAAAACTAAGACTGACCTACAGGCAGAACCTGCTATTCAATTCAACCCTTATGTAAATCAAGATGCAAAAGCAAATGCAGCAGCCGATGAGCGTAGAAGAAGAAATATGGTCTTCTATGAAAGATCTAACCAAGCTATGAGAACAGGTGACCTGTCAGCTTTAAATAACACTAACTACACATTTGTATTTGAGGAAGGTAAGAACGGAGCGAACAATAGAATTTTAGTCGCTTCAAATCCAAAAGCAGGGCAAAGCGTTAGTTACGAAAAGAATCCTGGCGCATTTAAGCCTATCTACAATGCAAGTGATCTTGCTCCATTCTTGACGGGTATTAAGCCTGATGAAGCTACTCAAGCTTATTCTGATGGTAAAGAAGGATTCAAGCAAGCTAGAGGCTTTACATTGTTTGGAACGTATATACCGGGTGATGAAGGATTGGATGTTTACGATCCAACAATATATACTGAAGAAAACTACACTAAGCGCAGAGGCGGTGGAAATAAAGGTGGAACTACTCAACCTAAGTCTAATACTCCTGCAGCAGGAGATGAGATATTCTAAAAAATAGTAACTTTACGTTATGAATGATAAGCTACAACAGTTATACGATTTGTATAAGCAGAAAGGTATTATAAATACTACTGATTTCAATACGTTTGCCGCAGCAAATGATGCGCAAAGACAAAAGTTATATGACCTAGGAGTACAGAAGGGTTTATTCAATACCACTGATTACAATACGTTTAATACTGCTTGGGGTGGAGGTAAACAAGAACCATTAAAAAAAAAAGAGCCTACCGTATCGGAATCCAAATCGGGAAAACCTACATCGGTTTCTTCTTCCACAGGGGCTAAGCCTGTTGTTAAACAAGCTCAAGGAGCTGAGATTCTTACAGGATTTCCTGGCAATGAGGAGAAGAAATACAAGTTTAAGGATGGTAAGTGGTATGAGGAGTCAGGCTTAAAAGTCTACGGACAGAAAGAAGGCCAATACACTCAAATCACTACGCCAAGTAGGATTCAAAATCTAAATAGATACTACAAGAAAGATGCATCTGTATCTCAAGAAGAGCAGGTGTACTCAAACTATGACGACAAGAAAAAGGACAATCTATATAGGATAAATAATGGCCAATGGGAGCGTCAGGTTCCCGGAGGTAAATTTACTCCTGTTAATGATGAGTCAGCTACCAACGCTCTTAATAGACGATATGGTCAAAATGTGGTATATAAACCACTTGCGCAAAAGCCTGCTGAAAAGCCAAAAGACTTTAACAATATTACTGCTAGCCTTGTTGGACAAACTGAGGAAAGTGGTATTGACTTTTTGACAAAGAACTATAGTAAATATGGTTTTACATTTGAGCAAGAAGGTGCATTTGCAATTGACCAAATTAGAGTTAAGACAAGAGACGGTAAGAAAGAAGAGGTCTTTGAGTTTGACGAGAAAAACCCTGAGGAAGC